GCCGTTAGTTTGGGACGCTCAAGCGCGCGCGCGCGTTCCATATCGGCCGCCTGTTTCTGCTCGAGCGCCGCTAGACGCAATTTTATATCAGGCGGATACTCGTACGGTTTGATCTGTTGCCAATGCTCGCACGTTTGACATTTCGTTACGTCGTGGCCTATCGCGCATTCAGGGGTACGGTCTGCCCCGCGCATACGAAAATTGATACACGTACCGCGCAGTTCATTGTTACTCATGGCGTTAGAGTACCTGCGGTATTCCTAAACCCCTATTACACCACGTGCAATTAAACGGTGCGCCGTCGCATTGATTAGGGTCGGTTGCAAAATCAAAATCCCACAGCATAGCTGCTGGTTCAACTACGACGCCATATTGAATGAGTACTGCGGCCGTCGGGACAATCTTACCGCCAAGTTCGCAAGGCGCACCGGAACACCGGCAAAAATAGTTTCCGCTACCTGGTGGAATTTCTAATTCTTGCACGTTTGATTGAATCTCCCAACTAATAGACGCAATGTTCATGGCCGTTACGTAGCGCGCTTGCACAACTGCCCGACAATCGTCGATGTAATTTACCCGCCATTCGTCGGCGGGATAGCGGCCTTCACAACCGCAACCGCGTTCAGCGCACGACATGAGTTTTCCCGCGCATCCGGGAAAAAGCAATTCATAAAACGGTCCGCCAGCCCAAAAAACTGTATCCGTTAAAATTGTTATTTTGTAATCAGCGCCTAAAAAAGCCTGCAAAGCTTGCGCCATACTTTGTCCGCTTGCCGATTGCGTTATGATGTTGCAACGATGGCCCAAGGACGGAATGTTCGGGTCTTGGTCGCCGATCCCAATGATGTCGCCGGCGCTGGAAATGGTGAGCCATTGAAATACCGGAGGCGGGTCCCAACAACATACTCGCTCAATTTCGATTACGTCCGTCCAGCGTTGCTCATCGTAATACGGACTAGCTGGATCGTTGACGTTGTAAAACGCAAATTGGCCGCCCGTGATTTGGGTTTCGTATTGCGCCGGACACGTGCAAGGACTAACCACCGGGCAAGCTGTGGCGTTACAGTAACCGATGTAATTTGGTCCTCCAATTTCAGTCACACCGACGCTTGGAAAGTTGTTAGTGCATTGTGGAAACGGGTAGCCGGGGATGGGACACGTCCACCCGTTCCATTGAAATTCGTAGCCGTTGGTGGCGTCACCAAATAAACATAGGTAGGTAAGGGTTCCTGCATACGTTAACGCCGTATTTGGACAACTAGCGTATGCACTACTGCAACTAGGACCGGTTACGCATATTGGCGCGCCGCCTGCTTTTACGTCTACGTTAATGGTGTACTTGCACGACGGCGGCCCTATGTAGTTTTCGCATGGCGTAAAATAATAAACAAGGTCCCTAGGTCTTTCAGGTGGCGGATCGCAGGGATAAACGCACGTACCGCACGGCTCACGGCAACAAGCTAATTTAGGCATGGTCGCCCCGCGGTAGCCAGCGCGCTACTAATCGACCAACAACGCGCGCGATGCCTGTTTGGATAAGGATAATGACGACGCCGGCGCAGGATACGGCGATGAGCGCCCACACGAGCAGCTCCGCCCAAAACGGCGTCACGTCGCGCACGCCGGGTAGGTTGTAAATGATTTGAGCGGCGCTTTCGATGATGGACGATTGCTCCGCAATTCCTTCCTGCGCCGTTGTCGTAATGGCCGGCAAATTAGGTTGAGGTTTTTGCGATTCGTCGGCAATCCAAACAAACCGCCCGCGCGACGATGTGGCGTTCGCTACGATTTCGTTAGACGACCGCGCGATTACGCGTTCACTCGAGCAAGCCGACGCGGCCAGGACGACCGCGGCCGCCAGTGCGTACTTACTCGCCTGGCGCACATTCGACACCGTTAGCGCGGTCAAAAACATAGCGGAGGATGCTTCCTTGGTTAGTGGCGTTATCGAGTATCCCATGGCAAAGTACGACTCCTTGTACTGGTGTCAATACTGCGCCGGCCGGCAAATTGGCCACCAATGTTCCGTCGCCAAAATAGAGGCCGCCATGCTTCAATTCGTAGAGGTTCCACGCTACGAATTCCTTGGGAATGCTTGCGTCGACTTCTTGCGACACGTCATCGGATATGCGAGTGTTTGCCGCAAGCGTTAGCACTGGGTCGATTAGCTCTACTTTTTTGACCGTGTAAATCCATCGGTACGCGCCTGGAGCAGGTGTGCTAGCCACAATCTCCGCAAGTAGCTCAATAGGTCGCGTCCATTGGTCCGGAACGGCTAACGCCTGTTGCGCCCCAAAATACGCTTCCCGTTTGTTAGCGGTAAACGTCGCGCGCGCCTTGTCGGTACTGAACCGCTGTTCGTTTTCGATTGTTGCCGCCAGTTTGCCGTCCTGGCCAAATCCGAAAAATTGACGCGGATAGACGTAGCTCATGGGAACGTAGGCGACGGTGTAATAATTTCGGCAAATGAAGTTATATCCATAGTGTTAAAATCGGCTTTGTTGGCGAAAGGTTGCCACCAAAAAGCGGTTTGGAGCTGTTTGACTACCACGGGCGCCGCCGGCCATGGCGGCGACGCCGCAACGGATGTCAATAGCGGCCGGCCGTCCTGGGTCGGTAACGTCACCTGTTCCAAATGTCCGTTTTCGGTTGCCAAAAATCGCAACGTGAACGACCGCCATGGATCCTCGACTATTTGTTCATCCCAACCGACCAACGCTATTTGACCGATTGGATAGTTTAGAAATGTTTGGCTATTACGTTTGTTAAGGAAGGTTTGTAAACTTAGAACAGTTGCCACGTCAAAATTATCTTCGGTATATTTCAAAAACGTAGAATCAAAAAACCCCGTTAAAAACACGTCCGCGGCCCATTGTTTATATGTTTGCGGCGTTCCCCATACGTCCACTTTAGTTCCCGCTATTGCTGATGTGGGCGGCCACGATGCATCGAAATTCGCGGGAACCGTTGTCGGCGCCACGAACCGCGGCCATTCCTGCGAGTAGACGCGTTTCGACATGATCCAATACGGGCGCGTCGGGTTGTCGCTTGTGCCGGTTGAATCGCCCGTAACGTTTGCGGTGTAAAGCATTGACGTGTACGTGGCCGTCAATACGTAAATTTGCGTGTCCGACTGGTCGAGGCGGATGTTGGTACACACAAACCGCGCATCATCCGGATGGCGTTTGCGAAGTACGGGCTTGTTGACGAACGCTCCCGGCGCCAGCTGTTCAATTTGCTTTAGTGTGAGCGTCGTAGCGCCGTCATCTGTAACTACTTGGAATTCGTCAATGAGGGTTGAAACTGAACCCTTTTGGCGAGCGTCTAGTGACCGCTTCCGATGATTGACTTCTAGTATTGCCATTAGGGTTTGCCTCTACTGTTGCGGGCGATTTCCCGTAGGGTTTCAAGCGCTTCAGGCGGGAACACAAGCGGTACGCCGTGTTGCCCAGGGCCGCCGGTCATCGGCGTAATCGCGGCCATTTCGCGCAACGTTGCATCGGCTACCGGCGAATCGACGCGCTTTGGACCGCCTAGCCCGACTAGGCCAGCAGCGGCCCCGAGTAGGTCGCCCGCCATAAAACCCACTTCGTCATAGTAATCGCGCAGCATTCCAAATTGGTTTTCGAAATGTTCGAACAATCCGCCCCAGGTCGGGTTAGCTAAAAACTTGGCAGTGCTATCTAACGTTTTCGCAAAAAACAAGACCGCACTCTCATACGCCAATTCCATTCGGGACGCGTACGTTTCAAGCGTCAAATCCTCGCGGCCGAAAAATTCCTGTTTTTTCATTTCCGTTGCAGCTGCGCTAGGTCCGACCGCCTGGGCGACGCGCATTTCATGTTGGAGCTTTGCAATGCTGGTTTCCGCTGCGGCCGTTATGGCTTTGGCGTCGAAGTTGCGCGCCATATCGTTGACCTTTACCCCGTATTCGTAGAGCTTCTTTATGCCGCCGATAAGTGAATCTAGGCTCAAGTACCCGCTAGCAAGGCCGCCGAGGTACGCCGCCTGGGACCGCAAATGCCCGCCAAGCGCCTTTTCAAGGTTGCCGAGCGAACCCTGTAGGTTTCGCATCGTCGCCGTCGCCTGGCCGGCGTCCGCTTGAATTTTGACTGGTAACCGGATTTCCTTTGCGGTCGTCATTTGATCCCCTTCATAGAATTAGCAAATTGCGCTACCCGCGTCATGGCGTCGACCGTAGGCGCATCGAATAGCCATGGTGCGATTTCTTTCGGTTGCTTACGCGTTAGCGCAGCTGCAATTACCGCTAACAGAATTTCGACGCGTTCGGCGTGTACTGGCTTCTCGAGGATCCCCGCGTCGGCCCCCGAATCCACTAGGCGTTCACCGATTAGCCTAGCGATTCGGGAGCCGGCGTAGGGTTTGGCGCTTCCATCGCCAACCGTACGATTTCCTCGACTACGCGCGCCTCGACCGTTGTAGGGTCGACCGATGGCGCCAGGAGCGGCGTTCCGTCGCCGTCCCGGACAAGCCGAATCCATGAACGCTCGATAGGGATAGCGGCATCCGCTACCGATGGCCGTTTGACCTGTATTGGCCGGCCAAGCGTTTTCGATTCGACGGTACGCCATTGGGGTACGATTTCTGAAGGTTGGATCATGCGGCCATATTACGTATAGATTCCGCTTACCTGGAATTCGATTCGCACGGTATCAATTTCATCGCCGCGCATCGTATGGGTACATGATGTAACGATGCCCGAGGTGACGTACGACTGAGACGTACCGCCCGATTGCGTTCCCGAGTCCTCGATAGTCATAAACACCGGACTACCGCGTACAGTTTCGTTAAGGAACGCTTGAATGAGGCCCGTACGCTGAAAGTCTGTGCCATCGGCTGTAGCCGCCAAAGTAGCGGTTATGCGGCCGCTAAAACGCCCGCGGATAAACGTTTTATAGATATTGGTAAGGATTGTCGATTCGATGGCGGTTTGCTCCATCGCAAATTCGATATCCATAACGTGTAGCGCATTTGCTGGCGTTGCTGTCGCCGCTAGTTTGAGCGTTGCTTGGTTTCCGGGTTGGGGTGTGTATGCCATTTTTAGTTTCCTAAGTAAGCGTAAATAACACGAAGAATTCGACCGCCACGACGCGCGGAGCGTCGGTATCGTTTGGGGGGGGTTCTGGCGCTATGCCGATTTCGGATTTAGCCGTCAAACCAGCAAACTGGATAACCATTAGCGGAAAACCGCTAGGACTGTAATTGGTTAAGCCGTTTAGACTGGCTATTACCGAGTCGGCAATAGCGTAGGCGTCGGATAATTGGTCCGCCATGCACAAACACCGCACCGAGGCGCTATACCGTGGAGCTGCGGCTAGTAGCTGTAAGCGTTCCTCCCGGTCAATTTCAAAAACAATGGCTGGTAATTCTCCATCCGCCCTACGTAGATCGGGCGAGATACGCGTACTTACCAACGACGTAACGCCGGCGGTCGTCGACAATCGCGCGTATAAGATTTGCGCCAAGCTCATTTGGTAGCCCCCACGGCCGCGCGATTTGCGTTTTCGAGTAGGCCCGCGCGCAAATTGTCCCTAAATTCAATAAGGCCGCGCGTTTCTGCGTATCTTTGCGCCCGAGCGCGCACTAACTTGCCTGGGATAAGTTTACCGCTGCGAACGTGCCGAAAGCCTGGGTCGATGACGTTTGCAATAGCCGCTTTGGGATATTGTTTTCGGCGTAGGCCAGTCACGCCAACGGTTACCCCTTTTTTAGTGTCAAAAACGCGCGTTCGGATTGAACGTTTAATGGCGGCGCGATGGCTGTTTTTGGGTTTCGCGCGTTTGTAAATCGCCGTCTGCCATCCTTGCCGGTACACCTTTTGTACGCCGTTCATCGTCCGCGACATGGCGCGACGCTGCGCCGCCTGGAACCGCTTTGGATCGGCTAGCCGCGCTAGGTAGAGCCGCCAGCGCTCCGACGTTGCCGGGGACATGACAAGGCGTACGTTCATGCCGCTACCCATTCCTGGTTTGCTTCGTCCCACGTCCACGAGTCACCGGAAGGCGCCGGCACTGGGGATAGCCATTGGCATGTCGTTTCGTCTAATACCCACGACGGAAACGGTTTCGGCGGAATGAATGCATTTCGCTGCGCGTCGTAGGTGTATCCGATGCCGGCGTAATTTTTTCGCAGTGCTTTGCTTTGGTCCGCGCTCGGTTGCCCCGTTGCGTTGTCGTAGTGGACACCGCCTCGCGTGTTGTACGAGGTTTGCACCCACGACACGGCGTCGGGAAGCGTGTTGATAAACGATTGTTCGGCCACGATAACTGTATCGATCTTGCCTGTCGTGTTTACTCGTGCAAAATGTGCCATAGGTTTGTTTCACAAGACCACAAAAGTTCCGGAGGATGTAAAGGTGTGGATCGTGTAGCCGCCGCTCGATGTGACCGTGCCGCCCGTCGCACGCTGGTCTCCGATATAGCGCACGATGACGATGCCAGAGCCGCCGGATTTTCCAGCGATAAATCCGACGAGACCACCGCCGCCACCGCCACCGCCTGTATTTGCAGAACCAGCCGTTCCTTCTGTTGTGGTTGCGAACGAGCCATTTCCGCCGCCGCCTGCGCCGCCAGTTCCCGCAGTGCCTTGTGATGGACTGCCGCCGCCACCGCCGCCTGCATAAGTCACGCTTGCGCCTGATATGCTGTTTGCCGTTCCAGCTCCTCCATTTCCTGCTACATTGCTCGCGGCATTTTGGCCAACTGCACTAGCTCCACCACCGCCGCCGCCTACTCTAAAACTGATGTTGTTTCCGGTTCCGCCGTTATTGCCTTGCGATGGGCTTGTGGCAGGCGTATTTCCATCGCCAGCACTGCCAAGCGCAGTATCACCGAAGCCACCGCCACCAGAACCACCTGCGGCTCCTGCTTCATTGCCGTTGCTGCCGCCGCCGCCACCCCCAGAAGATGTAATGGTAGCAAAAGCTGAGTTGCCTCCATTTGCTCCTTTTACATTAAATACTCCCGCTCCACTGCCACCTGCGCCGACAGTCACGGTGTACGAAGCTCCGCCTGAGAGCGTGAGTAGATCGCCGCCGACATTGGTGCGAAAGCCTCCCGCACCGCCACCGCCTGCGCGGTCCAAACCGCCTCCACCACCGCCCGCCACCACAAGAAAACTTACTTCAAGCGGAGGTAGGCTCACTTCTCCCACCTTGCAACGTAACCTCAGTTGCCGATGCTTATTTCGATCATCGGTAACTTCCATAATTTCATAATTGGTAATGACCGTTTGACTAGCGATAATGTCGTAGACCTGGACAACGTAGCCGACCAAAACGCCTGGATACCAGGGAATGACGATTTCGATATCGTCGATAGCTGCTTCGCCTCGATTAATTAGCGCATCCGAACGTTGGGACGTCCGCACGTGGCCGCGCAAATCTACTAGCGTTGCCTCAGTCGGCACGGCCGCTTGACCGGTTGCCGAAACGGTTAGCGTCCTACTACGTACGCGCATACGCGTACGCATGAGGCCCGAGCCGATCATAGGATGGCGCCCGTCCTCCAGCGCGCCGCCAAAATGTTGTAGCCGTCGCAGTCCGGCGGCGTTGGATCGTCGCCGCGGTACGCGTAGTAATACGCCAACCGAAGTTTTAACGCCTGTTGAATCGATACCGGGACGCTAGCGATTGGCAGTGAAGTCAAATACGCTAGCGTCCCGGGGAAGGCAATAGTTCCTAAATCGATTTCCTCCCGAGCATCGTAAATGCTGAAATACTCGAGGGTCCGAAACTTTGACGCCGTTAGGGTAACTGGTGAACCGTTGTCGGCGGTCCATGTAGCATTAGCGGTATTGACGGGGTACAAATCGAATCGGAAATAGCCATCGTCCGGTTTTAAATCGTAACGACGGCTAATCGAAACTATGCCAAGCCGCATGTGCGTAACCTGTTCCCATTCTTCCTGAACAACCGTTATTAGCGTAGTGATGTAAGCATCATCCTCCGCGTGAAATACGCGTAGGTGCGCTTTGGCATCGGCTAGGCTAAAAACGGACATGACTTAGCGACGGATCGACACCATAGCGTTTCGGTCGAGGATCTTTCCAACCATGCGCGTTTCGCTGAGGAACCGCACCTGGCCGTTAGCGGCCGCCGTGTACGGATCGCTAATCATTGGAACCGTATCGACGCGCACGATTCGGTAGCCGCGCTCGATGTTGCCAAAAACGCCGATTGGATCGCCGCTTGCTGGCGCAGCTGCGACGGGCCATGACGCCGTTACATAAACCGGGAATCCCATGAAGTTCACCGTTGATCGGTTTCCGTCCATTGGCCCTGAACCGTCGCGTGCAACGCTCGAGAGCTGGCCGCCGCCGAACGGGAACACATTTGTTGAGGATTGCGAAAGAATCGACGCCCAAACCGACGCGTTCAAGAGCCAGCACGCGTTACCAAGGTACTGCGGCCGTAGGCCCGTGCTGTAGGCGATTGTGGCGCCTTCCGCGACGGTAATTGTATTGCCGGCCAAATCTGCGTTCAAAGTGTTTCCCGCAGCGGCACCAAAGTCCCAAATCGACTGGCTAGCAATGCCGCTGTAAGCGTTCAAATTGCCAGTCAAGCTGGAGCCGTTCGTGCCGGCCAGGAACGCCAGTTCCCAGTTAGCGCCGTGGAGTTCTGCGTGTTCGCGGATGACTTCGCTACCGACGTCGAACGGCAAATCCCGCAGCGATTCGGTAGAAACTGTAGTCACTACGCCAAGCTTGGTAGGCGTAAAGTCGACAACGTTACCGACCGGATCCTTGTCTTGAAACGCGCCAGCTTCGGCAACGGCCGTAGTAAGCGCGGTCATATATGACGTCTGACGATAGAAACGCAAGGGCGCGCCGCTATTGACCGACGTAACCGTAGCCAATCGTGCTACAACCGCGTCGCGGTCCATGAGTTGCGTAAACGTTGGATCGGCTACAGTCGTCGTGCCGCCAAAAGTTGACGCCGCGGTCGCGCGAAGCTCGAGCTTGCCGCCGTTCTTATAGCCGCTTGAGAAAAAGTCCCGCACTTCGGCGCGCAAATCGGTAGTAGCGGCGCCAGTCGTAGAGACGTGCGTAACGCCGCCAAGGTCAATCCGATCACGGACGCCGGCGGTACGGATTTCCCAGTCCAGGCCCTCGAGTTCCGCCAAACCGGCGTTTAACCGTTCTTCTGCGTTTTTCTCATGGCCTTTGGCCATAAGTGCCTCAAGTTCGTCGGCCTTTGCTTTACGTTCTGTGTAGAGTTTCGATAGTGGCTTCATTTGCAAACCTTTCGCAGCAGTAGCGACGCCTTTTGACGTTGCCGGGTTAGTGAAAATGAACGCGCGCTAACCCCTGCTGCGGAATAGGCGGCGCGTTCTACGATTGAGATTTCGCGTAAATCAATATCGCGGAGGATCCGTCGCCCTGGGGTCGACGTGTCATCCTGCCGAACAAAGAATCCAAACGACATTTGCCGCACCACGCCGGCGCGCACCAACGTCATGGCGTCGCGCGCCAGCTGCGTATCGGGGAGCGTCGCATCAAACGCCAACCCGTCATCGTCGCTACGCAAATTCAGCGTTCCCGACAACGTTGACGCCAGCGGCATTTTGGGGTCGTGTTGCCAAAATAGCGAAACGTCGGGGTCTTCGAGCGTCCTATCAAACGCACCTGGGGCGATACTTTCGACAACCGTTTCCCCCTTGTAATCCATTGGTAGGGAATCGGTGTTATAGCGCGCG